CGTCACGTCGTCACCCGTCACGTCGCGCAAGTTCAAGATGCTCGCGTTGATGTGGTCGGTCAACAAGTCGGTGCCGAAGTACAGTTGGTTGGGGTTGGCGAAGACGATGGTGTCGTTTGGCATACCTGCGGGGGCCACGATGTTGAAGCCCAAGTAGGTCAAAGGACGGTCAGAGCCAACGAACACGGGAGACACGGTAGAAGTTCCGAGGCCAGCCATAGCGCGCTGGAGCAAGAACAACGACTTGCGGCTCATGTACACCACGGAACCGTTGTCGCTCTGCACCGTTGAAGGAGCGTTGTGGACAGCGGCATCCAAGTGCGTCAAGATACCAGTACCGGTGTCAGCATCAGCGGTGAAAGCACCAGTTGCCGTGCCGTTGTAACCCAAAGAAGCGGCTGCGTCCTTGATGACTTCACACAAACCGTCGAAGCTCGTGTAGGTAACAGAACCAGCACCAGAGCCGTCTGCGTCGTAGTTCCCCTGCCACAAGTTTCCTTCCACGCTTTCAGCAACTTTAGCGGCCACGTATTGGGCCACGTACGTCGTGAAGTCGGCAGGAGCACCTGAATTTTGGCCGTTCATCAAAGCACCTTCCCACGTAGCGCGGAGGTCTTCGTTGCACACTTGCTCGTTCACCTTCAAAGCGGTTGCCGTCAACACGGACTCACCCAAGGTCAACTGACCAGCGGCAGGGGTAGAGAAAGCACAGTCGTCGTTGGCTTGGATAGCCGCGCCGGAGAACTTCCGGAGGACTGCCTTGCTGTGGACGTTTTGCAGAACGCTCACGTAGTTGTTCGCGATGGTGTCTGCGGACAGGATAGCCGCCGCCACGTATGGGCGGGCCGCCTCACCTGCATAGGTTCCCACGCCGATAGTGGCGTTGGCGAATTGGTATTTGCTCATTTTGATGAGAATTTGTTGTGGAGGGCGGCGACGCGCTCCGTGAGAGTAAGTTTCGACAAGTCGAGAGGCTCGTGGCGGACGCTTGGTGCTTTGTGCTTCAAGCCCGCTTCGGCGGCCTGCTTCTTCATGTCTTCGAGTTCTGCTTTGAGGGCAGCCAGTTCGAGGGCTGCTTCCGTTTCTGCCACTTCCTCCACGACTTCTTCCACGACCTCTTCGGCCTTGGGTGCTTCGGGGTTCACGGCAGACATTTCTTCCTTGTCCTCGATAGATTCGAGGGCGGCCTTGATCATCTCCTCGACCTCTTCCTTGGTGACGTAGGCGGGCTTTTCTTCCTCTTCCGCTTCGACTTCCACTTCTTCGGTCACTTCCTCGGCGACCTCCTCGGATGCTTCCACCTCTTGGGTGGGCTCTTCTGCGGGGGCTTCCTCTTCGGGAGCTTCAGCAACGGAAGACACCACACCGCCTTCACCCACAACCACCACGCGGCCGTCGGCCAAGGTGTAGTCGCCGGGAGGCAATGGAATCTTCTCGCCTTCGTCGTTGATGATGTACGCCTCGACACCTTCGGCGAAGGCTTCAGCGTCCGTGTAAATGACCGTCCCGTTTTCAAGGGCGGCCTCGGCCATTTCGGTGCGTGGGGCTTCGGTCACCGTCAAGTTGACGTTGAACTTGTTGAAGACCTCCTGCACGCGTTCTGTGATAGTCATGAGAGTGGCTTTTATTGTATAACCTTTTCGAGGGGTCAATCCTCAAGTGAATCGAGAGTTTTTTTTAAGGCATTCCACAGTTCCTCCTTGAGTTTGGCCTCTGCCCACCGCTGGGCGGCCTTACCTCCCCACAGCAAGTACGAGATAGTCCCGCACGCTGACGTGTCGCTGGGGTCGTAGTATTCCTCCGCTCGTGCGAGGTACGATGCCATGCGCTTGACGGTTTCAAGGGAGACGGGTTCGCCGTTGGCAAGCTGTTGTGCCCGAACCTTTCCCACCTGCGTGGCGCACTTGTTGCCATTCTTCTCGTTGAGTTCGATGCCACGCTTGGCATTGTTGCGCACCGCCTCGGGGTAGTCGTCGTAGGATTCCATCACGACGCGCTTGCCGTTCTTGGTGCGTGCGTCCTGCTTGACGATGGCGCGGGTGAGCTCCGCGAGCATCTCGTCCTCGCTGTTCTTCTTCATCTTGTCGGCAAAGTATCCCTCAATGGAGAAGCCTTTGACCTTTCCCTCTTTGACCCATTCCTGCCAGATGGCCTCGTTGTCGACCTTCACGGCTACCATCCACGTCCCCACAGGAACGTCCAACCCGTAGAGGGCCGACTTGTCCTTCTCTTTGTTCTCCACGATCCACGACTCGACGACGGTGAGGCCGTTGATTTTGTGCTCGTGTTCGAGGGTGTGGTTGGCTTGGTTGCCGTGCTTGAGGTACAGCTCCGACGCTTTGCGCACCGTACCCTTCGAGAAGTAGACGTAGAATTCGTCCTCCCCGTTGCGTCGGTAGATGGGTTTATCGGGCACAAGGGCAGGGCCGAGGAGGATGTGCTTGTCGGCATCGGCCTCGGCAAAGGCCAGTTTCTGCTCCTTCAAGGCAATGAAGTCGAGTTCGATGGCGGGGCGGTCGACGATGCTGATGGCATCAATTCCGTACAGCTCCGCCTCTTCGTCGATGATTAGTTCTACAATTCTCATCCGATGAGGGTTTGGTCTTTGATTTTCTGGTTTGCTTGTTGGGAGTTGCTCACGTTCTCCGCGAGGACATACGCCCGGATCGGTTGGTCTTGCCCGGCTCCTGCTCCGAGGAATCCGAGGTCGAGGGTGGGAACTTGTGGGCCGCGTGCGGAGACATTGGGCAAACCACCGCCGCCCGTGTCCGGGGCACCGCCGCCACCTTGGAATTGCTGGTTTTTGATTGCCTGCACGTTCTTCAATCCGACCGCAGCTGTGGCCGCTGCCACGATAGGCGCGAGGATAGGCCCGACGATAGGCGTGCCCACGACGCTCTTGTACGACGCGATGGTAGCCTCGAACGTAGAGATAAGAGCCTGCGCCGCTTGTATCTTCTTTGACCGTTCGAATCCTTTCTTTTGCTCCGCTTCGGTCTTGCCCGTAAACGATGCGTTGAGATCTGCGAGCAGGTTGAGACCCGCCCGGCTCGCGTTGACCATCGTCTCCTGGTCTTTGAGCACGAAGTCGCGGAACAGCTCCGACTCTTCACGGCGTAGGCGTGTGCGGCGTTGGCTTTCGGTTTCTACAATTTCCGTCTGCCTACGCTGACCCATGAGGGCGCGGTCGACCTCCTCCGTTTCGATTTCCTCGACGAGCACCTTGTTCTCGTTGAGAGCGTCACGCGTCTCGATGATGAGGTCCAACTCTTCCTGCCGTTGGCGGATGGCTTCGGCGCGGATGGTGTTGAGTTTGTTGTTGAGAGTCGTTTGCAGTTCAAGCGACTCCTGTGCAAGTTGGAAGATTTCCGCCTCCAGTTGCGCTACCTTCTCGCGGTCTTCGGTTGTGGTTCGGCTCGATTTGAGGCGAGCCTGTGCAATCGCAAGCTCCTCCTCTGCCAAGCGTTTCCGCTCTTCAAACAACTCCCGTTCCAACTGACCAGCACGAAAGGCCGCCGCCTCGCGCTGTTCGGTCGTCTTGGTCAAGTCCTCGGCGACGAGGTTGAGCTCTTTGATTTCGGCCCGCGTCTTGGCCGTCTGCACCGTCTGCTTGATGCGAGCGTCTTGCAGGGCGAACTCGCGGTCGATGAGCTGGTCATATAGCTCGATTTGCTTTTGGTACTCATCGTTGGTTGCCCCGAGTGCCTTGTTGAAGTCATCCGCCGCGCCCTTGAAGTCACCCGAAAATAGCTTGAAGAACGCACCCCCCAAGGCCGAAACCTTGACCTGTAGCACGTCGATGATAGCCACGATGGGTTGGAATGCCTTCTTGAGTTTACGCGCTCCCTCTTCGGTTTTGCCGAAAGCCTGAACCAATGCCACAACACCAATAACCAACGCACCAATGCCCGTACCAATGATGGCGGCGCGGGTTAGCTTGAGCCCTGTGATGAAGCTCTTGGTGCCTTGTGCTGCGTTCTTGAAGCCGGAGATGGCCCCGCCCGTCATCTTGTCAAGCTGGTTCGTCAGGACTTCCGTCGAGTCGGTCGTCTTGTCGATGCTTTGCTTGGCCTTGTTGACGTTTTTGACAACGTCGGACGTGTCCGACTTGTAGACGAGAATGACCTCTTGTGTGGTTACAGCCATGACAGGATAGCTTTAAGCATGAAGACACACACCCCAAAGAACGCCGCGAGGTATGCCAAGGCGAGGGCATAGTCCAAAGGCACGACGTACCACGGCAGGGTCTTCTTCACTTTGTTGGCTTGGAGCAGGTCTATAGCTCCCATGATGTGCTTGGGGTCTGTCATGTCGGTTGATTTGTTTGGTTCAAGGGACGGCAAACGTACAGGGGCGTGACCGACCCAATGGTCGTGGTGTTGGCTGTCCAGCGATAGCCATACAGCTCACAACACGCTTGCGAGCCTACGTCGGGCGACGCAGAACTCGAGCCGTTGAAAAGCACGATGTTGGTGCGTTCGTCGATGCTGGTGGGCGTGTCCTCGCAGATAGCCACGTCGGACAGCTCCTTGATGAGTTCCACCATACACAACCCCTCGACGTTCGCATCGTAGGAGAGTTTCAGAACGCGCCAGTACGAGTCGCGGATGTAGATGCGGTCGGAGAACTCGAACGACGCGATGTCGCCCTTGGACAGCCGCATAGAGCACCGCATGATACGCGCCTCTTCCGAATAGAGTTCGGTGGCGTATTGTGCCCAGTAGGTGAAGTAGAGCGTGTTGGCAGGGTTCGCCTGAATGGGGAAGAGGGCGGACTCCATGCCGAAGTTGAGGTCGTAGTTCTCGATGCTTGGGTATTCCACCGAGTAGTTGGTGAAGAGGGGGAACGTCGTGCGCTCTACCTCGACGTTTGAATCATTACGCATCCACAGGCTCCCGAAGTTCTCGGTCAGCCCGTTCCAATACGCGAACATGGGCAACGGGTCTTCGATGATGGTGCCGTCGCTTTTGAGGCTTCGGTGGATAGGGTAGACGGAGCCGGGAATGACTGACACCACATACGCCCCGACTTTGGGTTCGACCGTCTTCTCGCCGCTTGCAAAATCGTTGACGGGATCGGTCACGCGGTAGCGTCCGTAGGCCCGGTCGAAGGCTTTGGCAATGGCATCGCTCACGAAGTCCGTGCCCTTGAGGTACGTCCACTCGTATTGCTTGGCCTGAAGGTCGGTCGTAGGGGCGATGGTCACGTCCATCGAGTAGTCCACCTTATCGCTCCAATCCTTCGCCGTACCCGTTGCGATGTAGTCCATGTACGGCTCGATGAGCAGGTGGTTCGGGATGTTCTTGTCCGGGATGAATACCAAGTTGAACATCTTCTGCAAGGCGAGCACGAAGTCGATTTGTTTGAGCTTGGGCATATTGGCCGCCACGTCCACGGTGTAGTTCGTGAAGGGGAAGCCCGCCGTGATTTTCATGCCCGTGTAGACCCCCGTGCCGAAGGAGTTGTTGCCTTCGATAGTGTGCCCGTGACCCGTTTGGTGAATGCGTCCCCACAAGCTGATGGTGTCACCTGCCGTGAGGATGGTGTTGAGCGTGTAGGTACGGTTGAACGCGTAGAGGTCCGTGGTGTCGAGCGTGACAAAAGACGCGCCGTTCTTGTAGATATAAAGCTCGATTTCCGAAGCGTTGTCGACTTCGGCGTACGAATACACGACCTCGATTTGGTAGAGGCCCGTATAGGGCGCGGTGTATCGGTAGTCGGTAGCGTTGGCCCAGTTGCTCCCCTCATCCTGCCCCCCCGTGACCGTATCGACGAGCGGCAACTTTTGAGGGCTGGCACTCGTGGCGGAATAGGTCGCAGCGAGGGCAGCGATGGCGTTGTTGTTGTATGCCGCCGACCCGATGGGGATTTGTGAGCCGTTATATGCGGGAAGGTAGAGGTCGTCAAAGTCCGCCTCGCTTCCTGCCGAGTCGAAGAACGTCGAGTCGTAGGTGAAACCCGCCGCGCCCATGATAGCGTCGAGGATGGTCTTGGCACGCACAAAGGGGGTCAGCTCCCCATGCCACAGTCCGTCGCTTGGTGTCCACGGCTCGTTGGTCGACATATCCCAGTTGAAGCCCTTGTCGATGAGGCCGTAGCGAATCTGCCCGCTATACAACGTCCCCGCCCATGAAGCGAGGATGTTCGTGTTGCTGATGGTGTGGTCGTAACTTGAGAGGTTCAGGTCGGAAAGCATCCCGTCGCCGATGGCCGTCTTGAGGTCTACGGCACCACCAAAAAACACGAGTTCGATGTCGGCGTATTTCTCCTTTTGGAGGTACACCTGCTTCACCTGACAAAACCCCCGCATGATGGGCAGGGTGTTGTCCACCAACTCCGCCGAAATCTTGGTCTTGAGGTTGACACCCACCGCCGTAGTAGAGGGCACCTGCCCCAAGATGTCGAGGTTGTTCTGCGTCGCGGGGATGCGGAACGTCTGCGAATAGCTCCCCGTGGCCGCGTTGATGCTTTGCAGGTCGGTGAACTGGAGCGTGAGGTTGACGCTCTCGTCTTGGTAGAGGTCGACTTCCGACCCGTTGCAGTAGAGCCTCAGCATCGGATGTCTTGTGCGAGTTCAATTTGGAACGACACGTCGAACGTCTTGCTCGTCGCCGGGATGACTTGGTACGAGTTGGTCGCGATCGTGCAAGGCAACCAATCGCCCGACCCCACGCGGTACATGACGTTTTTAGAGCGGAAAGCGTACTGCAAGAGGTCGCGCTCGGATGCCGTGAAGAGCTGGTTGCGCAGTTGGTAGACCTCCTTGCCTGTCTTGTGGTATGGGGTCGTCTGACGATCCCACGCATTGAAGTCGAAGCCGACGCTCTTGCGGTAGTCCTTGGACTCCGTTTGGAGGGTCTTGAGGTTGCGGCCATCAAAGCGTAGGTAGTCCCACCCACCGACCGTGTTGGCCCACGCAAGCTGCACGGGGTCGTGTTTGATAGGGCGACAGTCGCGGTCAATGATGAGGGTGGCCGTACGCTTTGCAGGGGAGACGATGTCGCCGTCGGTTCCGTAGATGCGCAGTTGGTCCCAGTCCGCGTCCCATGTCCCGGAGAAGACGGTGTCCTGTAGGTTGGCGGGGCCGATAGGCAAGATGAAGTAGTTGCCCGTCATGATGGTCGACCCTGTGATGCCTGTGCTCTGCGTGCTTACGACAGCCCCGTCTTTGTAGAGGACGTACTCGACCTCGGCCCAGTCCGTCGTCACGCCTAAGTTGGTAGTGTGGCAGATGACCCCCACCGCTTCGTCCTCGTCCGCGAAGGTGGCGTACAAGTTCTTGGCTGCGTAGGGTCTGTCCGTGAGCCATCCCTGCGTTGAGATGCTAGTGGGGTAGTAAGCCGTGAAGCTCGGGTGGAGTCCCTGCGAGATTTGCTGTGTACCTCCGAGAAGGTAGACGGTGGATGTGTCGTCATCGCTACCCAACGCGCTCCCCGTGTAATCCTGCACGCCTACGGTGTACCTCAAAATGGTGTTTTCGAGGCTTGTGTTGGTGGCTCCCGTGGCCGTATGCACCACGACATCTGCAGTCAGTCCCGTATCGTATGCGGTGTTGGGAGCACCGACGCGCCCCTCGGCGATGTCCGATAGGTCAAAGTATCCCTCATCGTCAGCGTTGGGCGTAAGGTAGAAAGTACCAATGACCGAACCTGTGGCCGTGGTCGTGGACTCGTAGACACGCACAGCAAAGCGAAAGCCCGCAGGAACGGGCGAGAGGCTCGTGCTGAATTTGAAGACGAGAGGCTGCCCTGCGGGACGCAGAAGGTCGGGGGCGGAGTCGATGGTGGAGGCCATTATTTCGGTTTGATGGTGATGTTGCCTGTCTTGAAGCTCATGTCCTTGACGAAGTCCTGGGCCAAGGCTTCGCCGAATTTGGCGGTGTATTGGGGTACGACGGTCTCAAGGGCCACCTCGTAGTATCTCAACCCGGCGATGCCGTTGCGCTTGATAGCGCGGGCGATCAGGTAGGCCGTGCTTCCAATACGGTCGCCACCTTTGGGTCCTTTCGACGCTATGAACTGCCCGTTCTTTCCT